TACGAGATGCTCAGGAGTCTCGTGGGCTCGGAGATGTGTATAAGAGACAGTCGTACATTACCTGTAGCATGTCCAGCTGCTGGTCGAGGTCGGTCGTGTTGGCTATGGCCGCCATGCCGCTCTTGCGCTGCTGTTTTCTTCCGGACTCTTTGTCTTTCAGGTCCATGTCCTGCAGGCGCCCGTCTTCTGCCGATGTATCCATCCCGAAGGCAGCCAGCATGTCGCGCCGCTGCTCCAGGTAGCTCCGTTCAGCCTCCAGCATCCGCTCCTGATAATCCTCCTGTGTGCGGATGTCTCCGTCGAGATAAGCCTGCTTCAGGCGGCTCTGCTCCTGCTGGTACTCCAGCTCCGCCTGACCTAGTAAATCAGTTTGCCGGTTGGCATCGACCTTCTTCGCTTCTTCGTTCAGTCGGTTAGCCTCGGCAATCATCTTGTCGTAAATCTGACCCTGTATCTCACTGCTGTCCTGCCCGTATTGTTCAAGCAGCAGTTTGCGGGAGGCCAAGTACTTTACCTCTGCCTTGTATAGCGCTTTGTTGTATTGTTCTTCGGTAAGCTGCTGGTTCAGGTATTTCTCCTTGAGCAGATTCAGTTCGTTCTGGTAACGCGACTTGAGGGCGGCTTCGGCTGTGGCTTGGTCGGTTTGGTCGGCTTGCCCGCTTCCATTTGATGTCGAAGTAAAGTCCTGTTTATTAATGTTGGAAACCGACGAGGAAGCGATTTCACTGTTCACCAGTTTAATGGCATCCGCCAGTTCGATTGCTTTGTCTCTCGAAACAGTCAGTTGATTCTGTATAACGCGATGTTGGCTTTGCAGTGATTGAACATCCACACTCAATCCTGAAGACAAAGAACGTGAACCTGACGTAGAAAGAGACGAACCTCTCATGCTGGCTACAGTCTGAGCTGTATTTAGTTCAGCCCGGGCAGCAGCTTCCTCTTCCGTCAGCCTTTTCAGTTCACGATCATTCAGTCTTTTCTTCCGGTACAAATCTTCAAGTTCTTCCTGAGCTGCTTTCAGTTTGATTTGCTTCTCCAGCTGCGTCAGATATTCTTGGATGGCTTTGGTGTTATGTCCCGTCAAAATGCCCTCTTCGGAGAGTTGGGCGTTGTAACCTGGAATGATAGATTTCAGTTCTTCGATAGCTTTCTTTCGTTGTTGTATTGTGAGGCTATTATCTTTTATGATGTCAGTTAGCGAATCTATCTTGGCTGCTTGTTCGTCATATTCGTCGCCGGTTCTCTTCGAAATGTTGTTCATCGACTCCATGACAGCTGTTGTTTTGGAGGTCTCGTCACGGAATAAGGCAAGATAAGAGATGGCAGCCGTCACACCTGCAATTACCACCCCCCACGGACTGGCCTTTGTGGCCTTGGAAAATAAGTTGGTTGCTACGGTGGCCGCCTTAGTGATGACGGTATAGGATTTTGTGGCGATGTTACTTGCGTTAGTGGCTACGGTGTATGCTGCCACTGCTGTAGCGGCGGTCAAGATTTCTCCTTTATATTCCATTAATATAGAAACAATCGCACTCAGCCCCTTCACCGTCAGGCTTCCCGTTGTCACCATGTACTTCATCACAGGCAAGAGCTGTTCGCCAAGTTCTACACGAACATCCTTGAATTGTTTCTTTGCTTTGTCCAGCCCTGCCTGTACGGTATTATTCTGTACACCGAATTCATTGATAATACTGGTACCGTCGATGAATGCCTGATTGGCATTCTCCTGTTCCCGGCGAACCTGGTCTATGTTGCCGGCCAGTGCGGAAATGACTCCGGCGGCTTCCGCTCCAGAAAGTTTCATTTCCTTCAAGATGGGTGACATCTGTGCCATGCCTCCCATCTTGCCCAGCGTACCCAGGAATTGAAGCAGGGCTTCGTTGACATCGGTATTCACGAGATTCACGAATTCCTGCACGTCCATGCCTGCCAGCTTGGCGTACTTGGCAGGCTCCTGATAAATCTTCAGGATGAGACTTTGCAGAGCGGTGCTGGCCATCTCGCTGCGCAGCATGTTCTGGTCGAGAGCGGAAGCGAATCCCATGACGTCGGTCACAGCCAGGTCGGCCTGTTTGGCCACACCTCCCATGCGAGCCGTGAACTCCACCAAGTACGGCTCGGAGGCCGAAGAACTCTGAGCGACCTGGTTCACCGCGGAACCGATGGCCAGCATGTCTTCTTTCAGCGTACGGCTTCCGTCGCCGAACATCTGCGACAGCTTGCCGATGTTCTTCACGGCATCCTCTCCCAAGTCCTCGCCCAGTGCGACGTTAATCATGTCGGCTGCTTCGACGAACTCCAGCACCTGGTCGCGGCTGCTGATGCCAAGCTTGCCCGCTTCTCCGGCCAAGCGGTTCAGTTCTTCGCGCGGCGTACGGGTATCCATCTGCTTGAATGATTCGTTCAGAGCTTCAGTTTCCTCTTTCGTCATACCCGTATATTTGATGACCTGGCTTTGTGCCTCCTCCATCTGTGCGTATTCGTCCACACATTTACGTGCCGTCAAGGCTACGCCGGTCAGCGAAGCGATGACCGACGCGCCGATGGCGGCGTAGCGGTTGAACCCGTCGGCCAGCTTGGCAATGGAGAATTGCGTTTCCTTGGCCTCGTTGCGTAGCTCACGGATGCGGGCATTGACTTCCTTCAGCTGCTGGTTGTATTGCTTCCATTGCGGAAGGCTCGGGTCGAGATTGCGCAGGATAGCATTCAGCTCCCGCTGTCGGTTGCCCAGTTCCTTCAGACTGAGTTTGCCGATGCCAATCTCCGTAAACAAGTCATCATACTGCTGCTTTAGATTCCTCAGCTCTTTGGCCTGTTTCTTGTATTCTTCACTGTTTTCTCCAAACTGTTTTTTCAGTTTGTTCAAAGTGCTGGAGGTGTTCTTTATTTTCTCCTCCAGCTCAATCATCTTCTGCCGGGCACTGTCCTGCTGAACGATGATTTCCAGCTGCACTCTATCTATCTTCAGACTCATAACTACTACCTATTGATGACAGGACAAAAGTACGTGCAACCGGATGCTGAGAAAAGGACATGTCTATTCGTCGAGCCATCGCCCGTTGTCGAGCCACACACCGCCGTCACGCCATTTGCCATCCGAAAGAATCCATCGGGCATCCGCTTCGGTATCGCTGATGTTGATGCGATAGAAAGTACCCTTCCAGGGGCCCTTCCGTCCGTTGGCGTCCAGCGTGTATTCCATCTCTTTGCAGACGTACCGCCGGTTAGCAATCTCGAAGATCATGCGCGGGTCATAGACATTCGGGTCGTAGCTCTCGATGGTGATTTCGCGGCGGTAGTCGATGTCGTATCCGCCCTGGTAGCAAAGTTCGTCGAGCTTTTGGAGGCGAAGGGAAGCTCCTACGCTGTTGGTTTTTTCGTACAGTCGTCCGGTCACCGGCATGACCGTAGGAGAAATGCGAAATTCATCAATATAGGGGATTGGGAATTCTACTTCAGGACCGCCAACAGGTGTAAATGTATACAAACCGCCATAGAATGCCAGCCTGACGGGTTCCTTTGATTCCGAGTCATTGTTCCCTTTCCTAATCAAATCGGCCAGAGAGGAATTTTCCTCAGTGCTTTCAGATGCAGATTCATCCGCGTCCCCACCAGAAACGCCAGGCAGCCAGATGGCATAATTTTTTATGCCTGCATCTCCTCCCAGTTCCACTTGCATCTCTTTCAAGGTAGCAGGAATCATATCCAGCTCAACCGATGGGGATTCCGTGGAACGTTTTAAGTTTGCAAATTGGTCTACCATGATATACTCATTGCCTCTGTTCGACTCTTCGTCAAATTTACCTATGTAAAGGTATTGTCTGCCTGTCAATTCATCGGTGTACAAGGTATCTGTTTTCTGGTTATCCGCATCTGCAAACCAGAACATCAGCCTATCTCCACGTACGGGATTGTAATCAGCAGGGATGATGTCACGTTTAGCCGCATTCTTGACGGCATCCGACAGGCTGGCGAAACGCCAGAACTCATCATCCGGCAAGGCGTAGGAGATGTTGCAGTCAGCCATATCTTCTTGTTCAGGTTCCTCCTCCACTTCGGCTTCGTATTCATCCTTCACCTGTAGCACATGATGCGTGGTAGTTCCCGCATAAAACTCCTGTTTAAGCATCAGACGAACATTCCGGTTGCGGTTGTCTACCACGAAGACGGCATTGAACAGGGTTTCCAGTTGCGTCAGGAAGTCAAGCACGGACCATCCCGGAAGCATTTCGCTCCATTTGTTCGTCTGGATCGCATGGCAGATGTACAGATCCTTGTAAACAGTATCTTCCAGCTGATTTTCTTGCATTGTATATCCGACGGCCCGTATCACTTCTTCAATGTAGGCCATCAGATAGGGCTGCGGCAGGAAGTTTCCGTCCACTGGAGAGATAGACGAAAAACCTTCACGTCGGAAATACTGATTATAGTCCGCATTGTCACCGGAAACTGGAGCTAGGTTGTAGTCCACATCTGGATAATGCTTTTCGATATATGTGTGCGCGGTCAGCAGATCTGGTACCGTTTCCTTCATGTCCAGGAACGAAATCATCAAGTCGCCTCCGATGACGTAGTTCAGTTCGGAGTTACCGCTGGCAATCTGGATGGATACGGTGTCGTCCGTCCAGGCGGTGATGACTTCGGTACCGTTACAGTACACACGGTTGTCTGCGATCAGCACCGCCGACCGCTCGCTCCGCACCTCGGTGACGGATGTCAAGCGGTTCAAGTGTTCGTAGAGCGATGCGTTGGTCGGATTGCTGAGTTGCAGCGTGATGTCGTAGGTGTATTCGCCGTTTTTGGTGAACAGCGGGTTCTCCCGCTTCACCGACACGCTGAAGTCCTGAGGCAGTACGGCATGGGTGCCGTCGATAATCAATTCGGTCATTTCTTTAATTGAAAATGGATAATTGAAAATTAATCGAAGTCCTCGATGTCCAGGCCGATGCTCAAGCCGTTCCATCCGCCACAGATGTCGTACTCCCATTCCGTCAGCAGGTCATCGCCGGAGCGCAATTCGCCGCAAAAGGCATCATTCTCCAGCAGGGCATCCCGCAATATCCGCATCATGCGCTGGATGCGTGCATAGTGCTGCAGCTCCGCTTCGTCGGTCTGCTGGCCGCTCGGCACCTTCTCCAGCAGGAAAATCAGCACCTTGTTACGGTCGCTGTGGTTGTCGAAGGTACCGTTCATCTGTGCGTCCGGGTAGTTGGCGCAGAGCTGGATGCCTGTGCGGTCCTTCAGCTTCTTCACCATGTGCCCCTCACGCACCGCCATCACGATGCCCTCTATCTTTTCTTCACTATTTTGGTTTACCTTTTCCCTCAGCTCGGTCAGGATTTCACGGTATTGTACAATGTCTATCATACGTCCATCAGATTGCTTTGTGTGTCATCCGCCAGCCGGAAGCTGAACTCCACCGTCCTCAGGATGGAGCGGCGGAAGTCACGATCATACTTCATGTTTGTTATCACTATCGGCAGCCAGTTCTCGCCGGCCTTGACCTGCACCTCCTGGGCGTGCAGCATGTCACGCCACAGGCGGTAGTCGCTCTGCAGGAGGATAACGCCGCTGTTGGCCGTGTATTCGTCGGTCACCTTGACGCCGAACTTGCGCTCCACGCCCCACATCAGCGCCGTATCGCTTTCGTCGGCTGCCGATACCGTCAGGCCGCCCGTGGCCGTCAGCACCTCCGGCATGTCATATACATTCTTGAAGCGGAACTGCCACAGCTGGCCGTAGTGCGTCGGATCCACGAGGAACTCAAGCGTGCCGCCGTTGAAATTCACCTTGTAGTTCTGCAGGGCATCCACCTCGAGCAGGCTGCACACCCGGCTGTAGCTTACGTCAACCGTCAGCATCGCATTGTCACCGCCGGAAACCTGCACTACCTTATTCTTTTCTGCGCCTTCAGCATCGGTACCGTACAGAATGTATCCGCCCGCATGCCGCTCGCCGCTGGCGTACTCGGTGACGGACGGATGAGTCACCTTGCGGTTCACTTCGCTCAGCACCGCCGGCAGGTCGCCCGCCTTGTCGGTTTGCATCCGGCTGTACATGACGAAGCTCTGTGCGTCCTGCACTTCGTTGATCAGGAAGGTAAAGGTGCCTGCGGCCGTGGTCTGAAGGGTGTGCTCGCCATCCGGCCACACGCCCCACAAGGCCATGGCACAGAACTTGCCCAGGCGTCGGATGCGCACCTGGTTGTTGCCGTCCGGCACATAGTCCTCGTCGAGGATGGTACGCCCTCCGTATTGCACGGAGAAGCGGATGGTGATATCGGTGTCGATGATGTAGTCCTGCATGGTGGCGCAGAACTCGTATTCTCGGGGTCGTTGTAGCACGTTCATAGGCGCATATATTTATTACGTCGGTCGTTTTCAGGAAGCAACGTATAGTCGGGAGCAGAGCCGTCGCGTGCCCGCTTCATCTCGTCGAGCCAGTGTTCGCCGTCGCCTGCCATCCATGCGGCGGTTCGAGCCACATCGTCCAGCGACGGAACCTGGCTGCCATTCATGCCGTTCTCGGCCAGATAGCCCCGGACTACGCCCATCGGGAAAACCCGGAGGGGCAGACGACGCAAGGCGGTAGACATGGCCAGTAAAGCTACGGCCATCGAGGCGGCATAGTGTGCTTCGGTTTCGTTGCCTTTCTCTCCCAGCAGCTCCGGCCATTTCTCTCCGTAAGCACGGCTCACGGTGCGCGTCTGCACTTCGCGGATGAAGGGCACCAGCATCAGGTAGAGGCGTTCGCTGCCTTCAGTCGGGAAGTAGCGGTTCAGCTCCCGACCGCTGCGGATAATCAGCTTCTGCGCCTCGATATAAGTATCGCTCTCTGTCCACTCCTGCAGGTTGGTTTTGTTCAGGTAGCGGATGAGCGCGTCCACCGCCCGATAGTATTCCTCGAGGTGCATGGCGTCGTCACGGTCTAGCTGCCACTCCCAGGGCAGTTTGTCCGTGCCGTCGGTCGATACCTTGAATTTGCGGCCGTCGTCTTCATGGCTCAAGTCGTTCTTGCGATAAAGACGCAAGGTAGCCAGGATGGCGATAGGGCGTTGTACCTTCTTCAGCAGTTCGGCATCATCTCCGCCGGCCGCTTTTTCCATCACCTTCTCGCCCACCAGGTCGGCCAGCTCTTCGGTAGCTTGCTCGATGTCGCCCACCACCTTGGAGAAATCGTTGTTGGCGTAGTAGTTGCCCGTCAGCTGGCGGAGTTCTTCGCTCGAATTAATCAGTAGTTCCATATCGGTATTGTTAACGTTATCATTTCTTTTTCGTTCTTTTCTGCAGGCGGTCTGCCTGATGCTTGTCGTCGAGCAGCTTCAGCATCACTCGCAGCAGCGGCGTGTTGTCGGTGTCGGTAGCGGTACCGAATACACCGCTCGAAGCAACGCTGTAAAGGATGCTGTTCAGCCCCAACCCTTCAGCCGGCTTGCCTTCCGTGCGCTTTGAACGGTCAAATACGGGTGCAAAGCACACCTCTTGGCCGTCAATCAGGAAAGTACCTGTGTAGAGATACTGGCAGAAGTAGGCAAACCAGGCATAGATGCCCCATCGCAGATAGGGCTGCAGGATGCTGGCGCGCGTCATCAGTACCGGCAGGCGGTCGGTGTCGAACGGTTCCCGCCGGAACACGCCTTTCTGCTTCTTGGCCGGACGATAGAGCACGGCGCACAAGGCCAGCAGGTCGGTATCCTCGTGCGACTGGTCGTAGAGGTTCATGGCCGCCGTGGCCGCACGAAACTCTCCGAACGTCAGGTCGGCTCCGTGGCTGGCCGGTCCCATGAGTCCGGCCACCTGTGGCAGCAGGTTGACCGTGCTGTCGTAGGTAAGCGATATCCAGGTGTTTTCACCCTCCTGTTCGGTCCGCCACATCCAGTCCAGCGTGCCGGCCAGCTGGCGCACCAGCAGCCAGAAGTCGGGTTTGCTCTTCTTCAGCCCTCTGTTCTGAAGGACGAAGGCGCACCAGTCGCGCCGGATATCGTCGAGAGTGATACCTTTGCGCTCCATCAGCTGCTGGCGCAGCCACAGCAAGTGAATCCACTCTTTGCTGTCCACTTCTTCCCAGCATTCCGGGAAGTCCAAACGTTCAGCCTCCCGTCTGCCTATATATTCTTTAAAACTCTTCATTCCCAATTCTCAATTATCCATTTTCAATTCTCAATTCTCAAATATTATTGGTTGTCCGGTTGCCGGCACTCACATTGTCCTCCTTGTTGATGGCCTTCCGGTAGAATCCCAGGAAGATGCCCTTCTTCTGCGGGAAGTTGATGCGGATGGCGTCGTTGATGGCTTCCAGCACGATGTCTTCGGCTATCTGTGTATCGGCACCGTAGAAGATTTTCAGGGCGTAGAGCATCTGGCTGCCGCTGTCGCTCTTCCCGTCGATGATGATGTTGGCCAGGGCGGGCGAAAGACCGAAGCCGCTGGTCGTGGAGCTGTCGGCGATGCGTGAAATCTTGGTCTGCGCGTCGATGTATTTGTCTATGTTCATCTCGATGGGCTCCACCTTCCAGCTCTGTTCCTTCCCATTCGGGTCGATGAAGTCCACACAGGTGAAGAATTTGCCGGCGTTTTCGCGCCCGGCCATCACGTCGGCGATGGTGTTCACCAGTTCGTCCTGCAGCTTCTCCATCTCCTTGGCCAGCTTATCCTCTGTCCATTCCTCATGCATGGCCATCAGCAGGTCTTTCTTGTCTTCCCAGTACTGCTGCGGCGTGTGTACGATGTAAGCCGCCGCTATCATGTTTTCGTTCAAGTGGCGGATGATCTCCGGCAGGTCGTTGGCGTTCTCCAGCCAGGGAACGGAGCCGAAGAAGCACGACAAGGCGTACATGTTGCGCCCGAACGTCCGCAGGCTGTGGTACTTCACGGCGGCGGCATGCTTCGTCGGCTCCCATTTGTCGAAGGCCGGGAAGAGGTGGAACGTCTGGCTCCGGTAGGAGTCGAAGTCGCCCAGCAGGTACTGCGTCACGTCTTCCAGGTGTCGGCTGTCGTTCTCCGGCCACACCAACCGGCACTCCGCGCTGTGCAGGCACTCCAGACGGTTCACCCAAGGGCGCCCGATGCGGCGGCCACGCCCCATGACGTACTTGTTGAACACGCCGTTCATGTGCGTGTATTCCACGAGGCACGAACGCACGTATCGGCGGTAATCCCACGACTCCAGCCACTCCTGTATCTCATCATCCTCCACCCACTCCTGCGTGCGTTCGTTGTTCTCCAGCTTCAGGCGGTAGAGCGCAGGGCCTTGGCCGTAGAGCAGGCCGATTTTCCGGTCGAGGATACCCGGGCCGAGGTTATTGCGCTCGAGCAGGTTACGGATGCCGTTGGGCAGGTTGTTGTCCTGCCCCCAGGACACCACGCGCACGCCTGCCACGCTGACGGGGTCATCGTCCCAGTTAGGCGCCCGGAAGTTGAAAAACTGGCTCATGCTCGAACTCCAGTCCATGTGCAGCGCGAACTGGCCTTTCGCCGTATCCACGAACGAATAGTTTCCGATTTTCTTCTTGATTGTACTCATATAGTTGCGTTCTTACGATTTTCGAGGATGCCTTTGAGTCGTGCGATTTCCTGCTCGCCCAGTCCGTACATGATTTTCGAAACGAGCTTGTAATAGCCTGCGTACATGTTCTTGGCGTACCAGCGGTTCGAAGTCCTCTTCAGCTTGTTGCGCTTCATGCCCCAGATGTCGTGCATGGTGTCCACTTCGTGCTTATTCCGCTTGTAGCCTGCCATATCCACCGCACGACCGTATCCGAAGAAGGAGAAGCGCAGGCCCGGATTTCCGTTTCTAACAAAAAGGCCATACGATATGCTATTCAAAAGCGCATCCGTCCTGCGAATTTTCTTCGTTTCAATAGCCTTCACCAGAATGCTACATAACCATTCACCATGCTTTTCCAAGGCTTCTTGAATAAACAATAGCTTTATCTCGTCACTCTCTTGGCTGATCATTGTCGTTACTCTTTGTATGGCGCAAAGGTAACGACCGCGGGCGCGGGAGAAAAGGACATAAAAAAAGAGGCCTCCTTACGGAGACCTCACATCGCTTTACCTCTACACCTATTGTGTCAAATCAATAACAAGAGAACTAATAAAGCGATATTTAAATGACAGATATTTCTGCAAGTTCACCTGCAAAACGGTGAAGTGATTCTTCTATACGTTCTTTTTGTTGTTTTCGTGGTTTGCTGCGACCGTGCATATAGGCCCACAGCTGCTTTTGATGAATGCCTGTAACACGTTCAAGACCTGAGAGAGAAAGCAAGGTGCCATAATAAAGCAACAGACTTTGTACGTCGTAATGCCAAACCAACTTGTACTCTCCTTTAATTTGTTCAGGCCATTGTTCTTCCGGCAAATTCTTTTTAATAAGAGAAATGGCCGTTTCTACATCTTTCTTGCACTCTTCGATGGTATTGCCTGCGGCGTAGATACCTTCGCAATTTTCTGAATAAGCCCCGAAGCTGTCGGAACTTGCGCAGATGTTCATAATAATCTTTTCCATACTGATACGATGATACTCATGGTCCTTTTGTCGAAAGGGTGGGGCTTATTTCAGCCCCATTGCCCTCGCAATCTTTTTTCTTAGCGGCTCAGGAATTTCTTTTGCCCCGTGGTAGGGAACCGGCTCTGACAGTTTCCCGTCTTTCCTGTAGAAGTAATGACTTCCTTCCGCATGGTCGAATTTCCATCCTGCCGCCACAATTTTACGATGAAATTCAGTATACTTCATTTACAATCGTTATTGATTTGACACTGCAAAGATAGAAATATTTCTATTACAAACCAAATAATAACAGAAATATTTCTATTATTATACTATTTTATTCCGCTCGATGTATGTCTGTTCGTCAAGGGCACCTTTGATGACAGCGTTCGCCTCGATGCTGTTGTAGGATAACCGCACACCGTGGTACTCCAGTTCTGCAGGAATCATGCCTGTTTCGGCGAAGAACTCGCGCGCCAGGCAAAGCAGGTAGCGGAGGTTGTCGATGTTCTCCAGATCGTAGCGTAGGGATGCGTTATTCATAGCAACCTCCTTTCTCTACATTGCAATGTTTCACCGAATAGAATAGCTTAGCGGGCAATCCGCAGGTATTCATTTTTCTTTTCATAACAACCTCCTTCGTTATATTTGCCTCCCCTGATGATGCCCATGCAAAGGCGGGGGTAGCGTTGGTAAATGCACATTAATTTCCCTTGTGTGAAGCCCAGTTCCCGATAGGCTTCCGCAAGCCTTTTCTGCATATCCTTGTTCTCATCGATGAGATATTGTTCGAGAGCGGTCATAGCTCACCTCCCTTCTTCAATTCCTCGTTGTGTCGCTTTTCAATTTCGTTAATGAGGTTACGCAAGGCAATGAGTTCCTCGTAAGCCACATCGTTCATACTTTCGTCGGTTACACTGACATAATAGTCTATGTAGTCTCTTTGGCTTTCCATGTGATAATAACGGTTCTCACCGATAAATACCTGTTCAGGCTTGATAATCTTATTCATTGCTCGCCTCCTTCCTTCTCTCCGTTCAGTTCCAGCGCGCTTTGTAGGGCAAGGATGATACCGCGTGCTTCGTCAGCCGACATATGGTCTATCACGTAATTCCCTTGAAAACACAGGCTGTAGCTGAAATCGGTATGCGTTCTATGTGATATGTCCCGACCGCTCCATACATGTATCTCATAATCGCCTATTTCCTTTACTTTCTTGCTCATCGCTCGCCTCCTTCCTCCTTTACACCATGCAGCAGGTGCCGCAGGCTGGTACGTGTATTGTTCAGGGTGTAGAGGTGGTTCAGCAGCATGGAGTCTTCGCAGGGCATATCGTCACGCTGGTCCAGTAACAGGTCTATCACGGCGTCGATGCCGTCTATCAGAGCCTGGCCGTAGCCTCCTTGCAGGAAGGCGAGTTCCTGGCTTACGGTGTCGTTCAGGGCGAAATGGTGCGTGGTATTCATTGCTCCCCTCCTTCCTCTGTCCCGTTCAGTTTCGATGCCTGTTCCATCGCTTTTTCCAAGGAAGCCGCCAGAATTCGGATATCCGACTCTTCCAGCCCCTCCAATATCTTGTCGTTGAACCATATTTTGTAATAGGTCCTTCCTTTCCCGGACGCATAAACTTCCCGTACTACACAAACGCCCGTTCTGACGAATTGTCTCTCTCTCATTTCACGCCTCCCTTCTTCGCTTTGATGACACAATAGGCTAGCGCCAGCACGGCGGGCGGGAAAATGAAGGTCACGGTCAGTGCGCCGATGGCACCCAGATACCAGGCATCGCGGGCGGTCTTGATTTGGCAGTCTGCGGGGAGTGCCCTGTTGAGCAGTTCTCGGATTTTGGTCACGAAATTCATTTCGCGAGCAGGCACGGCGGGCGTGCCGAGGGTCATTTCTTTCTTCATACCCGTTCCTCCTCTACAAACTGGAATTTAACGAAATCCTCTACACTCACGCGCTGCTTGGCGAAACAATAGTGGGCCATGTCGTAGCACCAGCGGTAGCTGCGCCCGTCGGCCAGGGTCAGGATGATGTTGTCGGGCTCGCAGTGCTTGCCTTGTACGAGGTCGAACACGCTTTGGCTCAACCGTTCCAGCGAAATGTACTTCACGCTGTGCTTGCTCTCCTTGCCGTCGATGACCATCTGCACCGTGGCAAATTGGATGGAATTTTCTTTTTTCATATACGATAGTTGAATTTGGCTGTTACAGGCAAGTTTACGCATACACGAACGGCTGCCTGTTTCCCGAATCGCCAAATTCAACCATCGTATCGACCCTTTCGAGCTAATAAGATATGGGAAAAGACAGCCGTAAGTTTCGTATATGAATATCACCCCATACGTTACGAGTGATAATCGATGGACATAAAAAAAGCCCAATTTCGTATTGAGCATCTATCCGGGTGCTCGACGGTATCGAATTATCGATAGTTGATTTGGCACTGCAAACATAGTGATAATATTTGGAAAAACAAGGGAGAATGCGTATTTTTGTAAGGAAACAAGTCAAAAACTTTGTGTTATGTTTGAAAAAGAACTGGAAACCTATTATAAAAACCTCAATCGCCTGCGCCGTGAACACCCTCTCGGAGGGTTCGTTGTTATCAAGGGAGATACCATCCTCGACGTGTGGCTCAACGACTTTGATGCCCTGAAGGAAGGACTGAAGGCTTTCGGCGACGACGCCAGCTTCATGATCAAGGAACTCCATGAAAAACCTATCCGCATCGGATTCAGTCTCCATGAAAATTAAACTTATATCCGACCGCCTGGCAGAAGAAGGGCTGCGCATGGAGATAGACATCATGCCCCCGATGGAGTTCCTGCACAAACATGGATTCCACAAGGGAAACATCCCCATGGTGCGTGTCACGGCATTGATAGATACCGGCGCCAAGACTTGTGCCATAGATCGCAGCGTAGTCGCGGAATTGGGGGTTATACCCTATAAAAGCACAGCGGTGAAAACTCCTCTCTTCACGATGGAGACCGAAGTCTATCAGCTTATCTACAAAATACCCGGCAAAGATGAATATTTCCCTGTCGTCGCCGTAGCAGCCGACCTCAGCGCAGACGACTGCAAGGCACTCATCGGACGGGACTTCCTGCAATACTGCCGCCTCACCTATGACGGGGCGAATGAATCAGGAACATTGGAAATTCTGAAATAAAATAGGCGGGAGTTTTTTGCTTCCGCCTTATATTTGTTTATTCCCTCATCCTATTCGCAGAATTTGATGAGTTGATTACGCGCTGTATTAGCCTTCTGGAAAGCATCTTTCCCTTCAAATGAGAAAGTGGTTGAATGTTCAAACTTGCCTTTCTTCCATTCTATAACAAGAAATGCAAGTTCGTTTTTCTTTTTCTTTCTCCATCCTAACGCAAAAATACCTACCAGAAAAATTCGTCCGACTGTAATTTTCTTCTCGATGCTGGTCGCATCTTCAATCGTAATGTCTGTAATGTCTTCGCATGGAATTGACGCATCCGGTACAGCTTCGGGCATGGAAACCTCGAAAAACTGAATTGTATAAAAGGCAAGAGTTTTATTCTCATTCCTGATATACACATTCTCAACAGTTTTGTCGATATTGGGATGACCTCCTGCATAAGTGCCCATCGGAACAAACTGTGAATAGTCCATACCTACTTTTTTCATCCGAGCTTTCGACTCTGAACTTTGTTTACTGGTACCTATTATTGCAATGATGAATATTATCACCGCACCAATGACAATAATCCATCCTAAATTGGAAAGACGGACATCTCCGTTTTCATCAAACTCGCAAGAAGTTAAGATAAGTGGAATGCCTAATAATAGCAGATAAAATAAATGTTTCTTCATATCAGTAATATTTATAGTGATTGATATTGCAAATGTATAAATGTTTTTGAAATAACAAGATATGAAGTAATTGTTTCCTTCTCTCTATGATGATTTATTTACTCATAATGGAGAAGGACAAACAGCAAAAAAAGCAATGCTATTACGGATAGTTCAAGTAAAGCTATCCACCAAAAATCTTTCCAGAAGTTATCGGACGGTCCTACTGGTTTGTTCCTTATGGGGACAGGTAGATTTTTGGGGATTTTCTTCAATTTGTCTTCTTTCATGATTTTATGGTTCTCTGTTTTCCAACCGTCCCCCTGAGGGGGATGGTTGGAGTGTTCATTTAGTCAAACAGCTTCGGTTCGTTCGTCAGCCGTTCTTGCCTTATCTTCTCCAGCTTGCGGCGCTCGCCCGCCACCAGCTTCTTCAGTTCGTCAATCTGCGCCGTGGCCCGGTCGATGATGTGCAGCGACTCGCGCTCCAGGCGGTTCTGCTCGTCCATCCGTTCGATGGGGCGGTGGAAGTAGAGGTAGAGGGCGTGGTAGCACTCCATGCGGTAGCGGCGCACCTTCTCGCGGGCTTCTTCTTTCACGTTGTCCGGGTTGATGGTGAACAGCCATCCGTAGATGAATTCTATCGGCAGGCATACCATTTCGTACTGCTTTCCGTCTGCTCCAGTTGTGGGCGTGACGCCCACAACTGAACCGAAATCTTTACTTTCCTTAACTTTTTTCAGCTGTCTCGAATAGTCAATTCCCAGTGCATCGCATATCGGGCGGATGGGGATAAGTCCTTCACTCGTGGCCACGATGTCCACACCGTTCACTCTGATGATTGTTTTTTCTTCCATAATCCAACAATTTTAGCGGTTGATTTTCGTTTTCGCGGACAAATATATTTGTAATAATTTGACAATCAAATAGTTATGAAATAATTAACTATAATTTAACACAACAAACGGTGTAAACAAACAAAAAGCGGAGCCCGCAGTGGGTTCCGCTTTCATCAGATAGAGGAAGAATCAATCACCCGGCTCTCCCAAATAGAAAAGGATAGCCTCGTGCTGGAGCGGGGTCAGTGCCCGCTGGCGCGGCGCGAAATGCAGATCCTTTAGCCGTTGTTTCAAATCAGTATTCAAATTGATCCAGCGGTGAAGCTGCGACATGGCACTGCGGGGCGTTGACCGGGGAAAATACCGCTGCGCCAATTCACTCATATAAATTGCTTTGATTTTCGGCATACGTGTGTCTTATAGTTTTTGGTGTAAAATTAGGAACTGTCATCCTGTTAAAAAAGGTCATTGGAGGAAGCCCGACTTCTTATAGGTAGTCTGCGGGCTACTACCTGGTACCCGACAGACTACCCCTAAGTAAATCAAAGACTACCCCTAAGTAGTCCCGCAGATTTAAAGCGGACTTTGATCCTGTTCGCCATCGTCACCGCCCGGCGTAGTATCTTCGTCTAACGGAGCATCCCCCAGTTTGGCTACCCGCTTGAACGTCAGCCCGCCATCGCCCGTTCGGGTAGCCGCCTTGATGGTATTGCCAGGTCGGAACTGGATGCGGGCACCCAGAATATTGGCCGACGTGAACGCTTTTTCCGTTTCCGTCCCCTCGCTCTGGAGCTGAAGCTGGAAACTTCCGAAGTTTTCCATCTTGACAATCTTTCCGGCAGCCAGGTTTTTGTTGAGCTGGCGGATAAGGGCCCTTGTCACGTTGAGCACATCGCCGTCGGTCAAAGAAGTGGCGTAGGCTATCTCTTCGGCCATTTCGTCCATCGTCACCGTACCGCTGGCCTGTGCTTTGGCGTAGTACTTCTTCTTTCCGTCGGGATTACCGGGCTGGCTGTTCATGTAAGCTAAAGAATAATTTACCATAATAGTTTCCCATTTAAAATTTGACAAAATGATACACTTTGTACCGTTCGCGAACCGGACACGACAAAAGTAGGACGCTGTTGCCCCATGAAGTCTTTTCGTGCATCATTCCATGTATTTCCCTGTATAAACCTGTATTAAACATCCTTTACCGGGACGAAAACAAGTGATAAATGTGCATTTTCTGCTATACACTCAAAATAGGAATTATCCAATCCTCTGAAAATTAGATACAACACCCACTCCGAACGCTTAAACGGGAGGAGGGAAAGACGTTTCTGCCCGTGCCGCGCCGCCCTCCATTTGCGATTGCAGGGGCGAGAAGGGTCGGAAATGTGATAAAACATCCTTACATACAAATCCCACCATCCCGCACGAAGCCCATGAAAAAGCCCTGCTATCCTCACGGACGGCAGGGCCTGCCACAACACATAACAAAAAGTATCAGATGAAGGAAGAGGCGGATATGTTGTGCCCTCGCTGCCATGCACGTATGGTGTCTTTGCGCAGGATGGCATATTTCAGAGCATCGGTCAGGTTGGTACTCTCCTTGGGCAGGCGGGCGGTTGGCAGCTTATCTCCGGTCTTTTCTTTTACCACCATCTTCGACTGGTCGGACTGGTTCACCTTTACTTTGGTACGGGTCACCTCCATCTCGCTCTTGAGATTGGGGCAGTTGTACTGGTCGATGGACAGCACGAACAGCTGGCGCTCCAGGTTGCCAGCCAGCAAGTCCATGAAGAAGCGATACTCGAGGTTGCTGCCGATATTGCCCTGGCCCAACGACATGAGTTGCACCTGCCATCCGGTACGGCGGCCCTCGGCATCGAACTCAATGTACTTCTTGATGGTCGTGGCCATATCCTGGTTCACCCGCTTGTAGTTGTTCATAGAGCGGTCATAGTATAGCTTCAGGATCTTACGCTTGTGCGGGCGGAAGTAGGCAATGAATTTGTCGGCCAGCTCCCGCGCGCTCTGTGGGGGCAGGGTGTAGAGTTCCTTCAGCACGCGGACCACGTGGCCGGTCTGCTGGAGGAAAACCATGGAGAGCATGTTTCCGGCATCCATGCCTGCCTCGATGGGGCGGCTGGTATCGAGATAGCGCAGAACGGTGCAGTCCTGTTCCCACCCGATGGGGTGGCGTTCGATAACTTCGTTGAGGAAGCCGTCGGCGTAGAAGTTCTTCAGGGTGAGGTTACAATAAAACATTTCGGTAGCCTCGAGCTTTGGGATGATGGAAAGCACGTTGCAGGCAAGCCCCTCGAGACCTTCGTCGAGTTCACCCGCAAACCAGTCTTCGCCCAGGACGTCGGCATTGACGTAGCTGGAGGATATGAAGAAGAACGATACACCCCGGCGGGCTGCAATCCATCGTTTCTCCCACCGCTCCATGGTGCGCTTGGCCAGCTCCATGGTGCGGTGCGCTTCGGGCAGCCTGGCGCGCAGGGATGCGTCCGTGCGGGCCTGCTCGGCCAGCTCTTCGTATTGCTGCAGGCGGGCGACGTATTCGCGCCGGGTATCATTGTACACGAAGCTGACCTGCATGAGCAGCAGGATGCGTTTTTTGTCGTTCTGTTTGGCGAGCTTCAAGATCCAGTCGTATTCGCCCAGGTGGTTGGGGTTCGGCATGTCGGTGGTGAGCGTGCGGCTTCGGTACCAAACACTATTGCCATATTTCACACGAAAGCCGCGGACGGCCTTCAGGAGGTTGGTGAACTTCTCCTCCGGGAAGTACTTCACCTCGTCGCCGAAAACGCCGACATACGAGCGACCGGCGCCGATGGAAGCCCTGTCCAGCGAAATGAAGGTGAAATTGAAGCCGGTGAAGAAAGTCATGGTGTCCGTCCACTTGGTATTGACGTTGTACATGCGGTCGCGCCAAGCTTGCGGCGGCTCCTGATCGATAACATAATGGACGCCCATCTGCCAGCCCAGCATGGATAGGCCGTCGATGAGCGACGGGATGATGTTTTTGCGCAAGTCGCTGTACGTGTCGGCCACCCACGCAAAGGGAGCGCCCGGGCAGTCGTGAACCACTTCCTGCACACGTTCGGAGAGTACCTGTACCGTCTTGGCGCTGGCACGACCGGCTACCCAGTAAAGCGACCAAGGCATCATGAGGGTGATAAGCTGCGCCATCCAGTTGGAGTAGCGCACCTCGACGTCATTCGTAGTCTTTAGTTTTTTCTTCCGTGTCATCGAGCATTTCTTCTATATCGACATCTATAATGTTAGCATCGCGGCGTAGGCGGTTTTTCTCACGTTCGGGAAGGTCCATGGAGTCAATCTGACGGCCTAGAACATGGCGGCTTACGATAGGCAATCCCACCGCAGACGGGTCAAGGTCATACACTTTGATGGGCTTCTCGGTAATCTCCTTCGGCTTGACCGGGTCGGGCTTGTCCAACTGCTTAATCTTTGCAGCCTGCGTGAGCAGGTTGCCATACACCTCCATATCCTTGGCGCACGTGGCATTCTGAAGTACGGCCAGCGCGGCCTTCTGAAGATTGTCGAAGATGATGTTTCGGTGGGCGTCGTTCTCCACCGCATCGTTGAGGAAGAACAGATTCAAAGCCTCGGTGTACATGCGACGGGCACGCATCCGGTCCATGTTGAACGGTTCGTGCATTAAGAAGGCGATGGCATTGTCCTTGCCATACTTCCGGTTGATGCCCACCAAGGCATACAGCGCATTGTAGTAGTTCAGCTCTTCGTCCGTCAGCTCCATCGTACAGCCTGAAGCGATGTAATCCTGAAGCACGTCGAAGTGCGATTGGTCAAACATTCCCATTATCCGATATCATCAAAAAAAATCTTGTTAATCGAGTTCTTGTAACCGGCAGCCTTTCGGAACTTGTCGAAGCGCTGCGCCTGGGTGACATTCTCACCTGTCTGCGCCGCAGCCGACATGGACAGGCCCTCTTTGGCCGCCTGAAGGAGCTGGCCACGGTCGTAATGGTACTTCAGCGGGCTGCCTACCAGGTTGAAGTACCACAAGAAATCTTCAGCCGGTATGTTGTAGTACATGGCTATCTGTTCGGGCCGGTAGCCGATTCCGGCAAGTCTCTCGTATTCGTCGATGTCGATACGGTCGAACCAGGCGGGAGCATCCCGCCACTTAACCAATTCGTCTGCTGTGAAACTCATATACGTTACGGTCTTGTAAGAAAACATATTGTTCTTCCATCGCATTCTCCCCATAGTTGCCGGAACCTTCTACCACGAAGAAGCCCGCTTCGGTGTCGAGGCAGGTAATTTTCTTGTGACTCCAGGAATACGACAGCGTGAGTACACCGGCGTGATGGAGCTCGACCAATCGGGCGAAGATCTTCGGCATACGGAACTGGAGCGTTTCGGATACATGCAGATGGATGCTGTCTATCAAACCTCTTTCGCGCCAACGAAGCAAGGCATTCAGAATGCGTTCGTTGGTTGAATAGGTGGAAATGTAGAGATGGCGGACACGGCCGGCATGCTTGATGAGATATACAATGAACGTGAAGGCCGTGAAGCTCTTCTTCGTTTCGATGAAGAAGGCTTCACGGGGCCCTGGCAGTCGGCCACATAGTTCCTTCAGGTTGTTCAGTTTGAAGGTCAGCATCTCTTCGAACCTGCGCGAATACAGGTGTGAGTCGGCCATCTCCCGGCGAAGATCATCGAGTGAAAAATAGTAGCTCATTCCAGCAATCGGTTGATATCCTCCAGTTCACGTTCATACCCGGCCAGCCTCTCCCGGCGTGTAGCGTCGAGGTGAGGTTTGTCGCCCTTCTTCATCTCCGACTTCACCCGCCAGATGTTCATCTCCACCTGCCGCTTGCGCTGCAGCAGTTCCTTGATGGGTAACGTCAGCAGCTCCTTGCGGCGGTTGAACTCGGCAAAAGCCGGATGTTTGCCAAGCAGGGTGTGATGCAGTTTGTACCAGTTCAGTTCTTCCCAGATCATGCGGTTGTCCAGGTAGTTTTCAATAAGCTGTCGACTCACATCAGCACACTGCTCCAAGGAAGTGCAGTCCTTCAGCTCGTGATGTAACCGCACATAAGCATGATAGCGGTTGAACTTGCGGGAGGCAAGCGCCTCCAGCTCCATGGGGCAGTCCGGTTCATTCAGAAAGGGGAACTCTTCGCGGAAGGACGGTCCCTCCGTGTCTTCTTCATTGAATGACGGCACGGAGGAAGTTCTTCACTGCTCGAACAGGCATTTTGCCGGGAACTCCTTATCCAGGAATGACTCCAGCCACGGCGAATAGCCGGAACGGGCATTGTTCAGGAACATCTTTGGAAGAAGCGACTTCACGACCTCGATGCTTGGGTTCTGAGAGACAACAGGCAGCAGGAAAGGGTCTTTTCTCCAGTCCAGCGTGACAGCCGTCACCTGTGGCTGTTGCAGGTTGAAGTAGATGGATGTGTATAACATGCCCTGCGTTATCTGTTCGTCCAACTTCGCAATCAGCCCCAACCATGACGCCTTATTGAACATGACCGGCGTGTGCGTGCCGTAGTTCTGGCAGGCAGCCCCCAGTTGTTTCAGGCAGTCGATGGTACGCTGCATGTTTTCCCGGTAAAATCCCTTGTATTTGGACGTATCCAATGGACCGAGAACTTTCGGGAGCTGGATGTGCGAAAGGTCTATGGGCTGCAGCACATAGATGTCGTCGTTTGTCCAAATGAAATCATCGGTCACCAGGTCACTCTCCAATGCAACCTTCAGTTTGTGATAGGTATCCACCGACGGATTGTCAGAAACACGCGGGCATTCGATGAAGTGGATTTCGTCGGAAAACCATTCTTCCTTGTCTCCGATCACAACGAAGTCGGCAGGGAAACAGCAGTTTTTATCCCAGGAACGCAGGGCGTAAAGCAACTCCTTGCCCTGTGCAAATTCTTTGCAGTAGGGAATGACGACTGATGTATGATTTACCGTCATCGGTATCACCGGTGCAGCTTCAGCTGTACTCTCTACGATTTGGCCTGCCAGCTCTTCTGTGGCGACGCAACCTTCTTGTTTTTCTTCTTTCATACGATTTGTTTTTTGTTACACGGCAAAGGTAATTTGCAATTGCAACCCGGAAAAGGACAAAAAAGGCGCAACCTTGCGGCTGCGCCCCTCCGATCGGATATCTATCAAACCACTAAAAAGATTCAGACTCCGCCACCCTGACTGGATTCTGCCGCAGGAGGCAATCCAAGGATGGCATTGATTCCTTCGTTGTCGGTCGCCGGTATCAGTGACTTGGCTATGTGGCCAAGGGTATCACCTCGCAATGAGCTGGCCAGGTTGACGGTAGTCTTGTTGGCCTCGTTGTTGTCCTGACCTTCGGCGGTCGACATCTTGAGCGGTGTGCAAGGAGTACCGGCAATCTTGCAATCATCGCCCGAACAATTAATCACGATGGCACCCAGATTCTCGTTCACGTTGTTGTTGACGAACTCATCCCATTCGACTTCCGATCCCGGATGGTCGAAGTCCACGTGATGAATGAAGCCACGGGCGTCATCATCGCCTTCTGCCGTATGGTAGATGTTGATGGTGCTGTCCGTAGCGTACACAGCCACCGGCTTCTTCCCTTCCTGAAAATCGAATGCAGTCACTTTCACACCTTTTTCATCCTTGGCAAAGGTCTTGATATCATCCCAACGAAAGATGATGATATAAGATTTTTTGCCGGATGCGCGCCCCGCATTGTTATTCTTGCGGGGCACTGATATCATGCTATATGCTTCAGCCATAATCAAATCTCCTATTCGTTACGATTAAACACCACCTCCCTGACTTGACTCTGCTTCTTCTGTGGGAGGAATATAGGCAAAGATAGCTTCAGCCAGCCAGAATCCTGTACCTTCCCACCACTCGGCCATGACATGCACGTCGTAGTGATAGGTTTCCATGCGGATTTTGGTCTGTTGTGGATTCTTGCTCTTCAAATGCTTGAAGTTCTCTTTGGGCGTGATGAAGAACACACCGGTACCGCGCATGCCTTCGAGCGGAGCAAAGGTAAACCTCGAGAAGTCAACTTTGACTTTCTCACCGTCTTCGTTTTTCAGCCACGGGTACTTTTCGCGATACGCCTTGCTGTAACGGGTCACAATGTCCGGGTCGGCATGGATGAACATTGTTTTCTTTTTATACAGAGGCTTCACCTGATCAACCGCCTTGTCGATCTGGGCCAACAATGTTTCATCGGACAAGGTCTCACCATCGAGCAACCAGGTCACTTTGTCATTGCTGGCCTCCTTGAGCGCTTTCAACTGGGTAACATAACCGTCCATCGATTCATTGGCAGCTCCGGCAGGATCGCCATCGTTTGTAGCAGTGTTCTCCTTGTACTCACCGACGGCCAGGGCTATTTCGCGCTCTTCGTCCAACTTCGGGATGATAAGCTGGTAGATGATGTACCTCACTACCGGCATATCCTTCGGGTCAAGGTTCTCGTCGTAGAGATAGCCCAAGATGTCCTCCATGATGTCGGATGGAGTGATAGACACGTTAATCTTGCACTTGTAGTTCTTGATGACAAGAGGCGTGAATGTGCTCTTGCCTTTCGGTGTCCACTTCGGTACGAATGCCTGAAGCACGGAGTCAATGTCCGACTGCACGGCACGCACTTCGGTTTTGTCTGTCACAATGGTGGACATGTACTGAATGGACTCTGTTTTACCCAGCAAGTCCATCATAATCTGCAAACGTTCGGCAGCTACATACTTGCCGAATTCCTGCTGCAGTTCTTCCGTGTCAATGGTATCATTGCCACTATAAGCAGCACCTTTGAAAGCAGCCTCCAGATACTGGTTGTGCATCAGTGACATGTCCGGTTTGAACTTAGGCATTTTACCACCGTTTTGTGCCTGTACGGCCTGACCGTCGGCAGGTTCTTCTGTTTTACCCATCTTCTCGATTTGGGCATCCTTCTCCTTGATTGCAGCTTCAAACTGAGCATTCTCTTCTTTCAGCTTCTTCAACTTTGCCCGAGCTTCGGCCAACAGCCTTGCATTTTCGTCACGCTCGGCTTCGAGCGAAGCCACCACTTCCGGTGTCACCGCCGACTCTGCGGATGCACCGTCTTTTTCAAATTCCTGCAGCTCTTTCTCAAAGCTCTGCAAGAACAGCTCACCATACTTTTGTTTCAACTGCTCGCGCTGAACGTCGAGCAGAATGGATTTTCCATTTTCGTCTTTGGCGAAAGCGGAAATGCCCAGAAACGAAAGTACCACACCTAACACTTTGCTAAACATAACTTCATGATTTAGAGTGAATATATTCGTTAACTATCGCTTGCGTATTGATTTGTTCGGCTCGTTGTACCGCAAAGGCCAGTGAACCCACGGAATCAGCCAGACCGACCTCAACAGCACGGCGGGCGTAGAACATACGCCCACGAAGGATGCCCTCGGTGTCAACCTTCAGGTTGGTCCGATGCGACTTGACGGCTTCTTGGAAGTCTTTGGCCAAAGGATCCAGCTCTTCATCCCGTATTTTGTCGTACTCGCCCTTCTTGGCAAGTTCGAAAGGAAGGTTCTTGTAATCAGACAAGTTGCTGTACACCGTATGCAGCTTGACACCGGCATTTTCGTAGTACTTGGCATAATCCATGAAACTCATCATCACGCCGATGCTGCCGAACTCGGAAGAAACTTCGTTGGATGCAATGATTTCGTCGCAATAGCATGCGATGTAGTAGGCTGCAGAAGCGCACAAGTCGCAATATGCCACCACAGACTTGCCGGATGTACGGGCATAAATAATAGCATCAAGCATCGGTGCGATTGCATCCACGCTACCGCCTCCGGAGTCGATGTCAAGAATGACGGATGAGATATTGTTGGAATCGACTGCTTCGCGCACCATATCCGCATATTCCGTGGTACCATAACTGCACATGGTTCCGTATTTAAGTAAGGTACCATGTACGGGTATGATGGCGGAGCTGCCTTTGGGAGCATCTGCAAAACGGTTTCCGCTCTTAGACTTCGCTCCCTTGTGATAATAAGTATAGGCAAGCGGTTTGCGCTCGGAGAGTGTGCTGCTGTCTTCGGCGGACATGCTCCGCTCCAGCAGTTTTTCGACCAACGGGATGTTGGCGTCAACGTCCTGGAAGCGGAGGAACCATTTGCCCCGACAAACCGCGCTATATAAAGATGAAAATGCCATTGTAAAAGTACCTATTGAAAACCGATACAAAATTACAATGGCATTTTCTCGTCAAAAGGACTGCAAAAATTTAGCAGGTTCAGGGCTTTCTCGGTCAAAAGTAAGTTGGTAAGCTGCTGGAGATCCAGATTGGGTCATGGTAACGAGTACCGGAAATTCATCGGTACCGACGACTTTTTGTTCTCCTGAAGTCAGCTGGAAGACTAAGATACCCTCTTGGCTGAATAATTGACGCAAATTGGAACTCGTATCCTTTCCTGTATCTGTAACATTCGCAGATAAGGTCTGTTTTGCAGGAGAACCATCAGTCTGCTCTTCGGTAAATTCACCGGAGGCAATGGGGATTTCTGTCAGGGCTCCGCTAACATTTATTGAGTCACTTCCAGGAAGATTGAAAATCTCGGCTTCAGCCAGCGGAATAAACTTCAATCCGCATATCTGATTTCTCTTGGTATGATTACTCATTTTTGCTGCTGGTTTAAGTAAAATTGAATAGAGTTTCTTATTTTTGCTTACAAATTAATATGCTAAAAAATATTAAGATTTTAGCACATTTTGAATATCTCTTTTGACCTCTTTTAGAGCCTTCTGCCGATTCCGATAATCGTACTTTTTCACCTGGTCGTAGTTTGTCACATTATTCTTGATATTGTAAGCCATCAGGAAGGCTCGAATGATACGGTCTTGTTTGTACCCTTTGGCATACCCCGCCATGAAATATTCACGGATCCGAAGCCTGAAGGAGGCTTCGACATAATTCTGGATCATTCGCTGCTTCCACTCCGGGATGTATATAAAGTTATCACGAAAGAGGAAGTGATTCCACTCCTGCACAGGGAGTGCTAATGTTATTGGATTCTCCTTAATGGCCTGTTTGGGTGGTCTATCAGTCACGGTTATCATCGACTGGATGAACCGGCCCATGTCATTCGAAGCCTTGATGACAACAGCTTCGTCTGATCGCGGACATCCGAACTCATGGTAGAGGAAATCGTGAAGATAGGGTTGCAATTCAATGGTAACAGTTGGTTTCATCTTGTAAGTTACTGGTTTTCATACAAATATACAAATAATAAACGATATCTCAATCATTATAAGGCAATTTCTACACATACATTTCGGCTTCTACACCTTCTACACTTTCTACAAATCCATTTTACGTTTGTAAATCAAGCACTTAACAAGTTTTCAAGCATGAAAAATCTGCAGAAAATTCGTCTACAAAGTGTAGTTTTGTAGAAGAAATGAAGAAAAGTGGCGTTTTGTAGAAATTTGTAGAAACTTGTAGAAGATTGATTTTAATGTTATCTTACTGATTTATAACGTTGTAGAAAGTGTAGAAAGTGTAGAAGCATTTTTTGCCCCGTCAGAGAAGCCAAACACACCCCGAACAGGCACAAAAAAGCCCCGACCTTCACAGGCCAGGGCTGATACAACTATGCAGACGAATTAGAATTTATAGGGGCCTTCGTCACTGCCCCCTGGGTCATCCTCAATCGACACGCCTGTGTCAACATTGAGGTTGATACCGTAGTTGGCCATCAGCTCCGAGTAGTCGAAGCAGAGGGCCTGTTTGGTCATACTTGTTTTTCGGTAAACCTTCTGCCCACCGGCCTCATACTCCTTCGTTACTTCAACACCCTTTAGGATGTTCTTGAAGCGAACGGAGTTCTGTACTCCTAAGTATTCTTTGCTGTTCTCGAGGTAGAAACTGAGGGATTCAGTCGGCAGGGCGGAGTCCCCCACCTGCTTGGAGAACTTCTTGTAAAGCATGAAGATGCGGTCGGTGCGCATTCGCAGGATAGGCTTCGGACGTTGGAATACCAGGTCTTTGACCTTATTGGTCTTCAGCCGGTCGAGGTAGTCAATGCGGAAATCGGACTCCAGGAATATCTCGCCATCCTGCTGAAGGTAGCTGACCACATTCCAAAAGTTGGCCAGTTCGTTGTTGCTTTTGCACTCCCTGTTCTGACGGATGATACCGGCCACACAGATATCGAGCAGTTCACGGTAGGTGAACGGCACATCGAGCACAGCCTCCAGCGTTCGGAACGCTGCCAAGGGTATCACCCAGTTTCGCTGGATACGGTCCTCGATGGTCTCACCCTTCAGCCGGTCGTTCAGATCATTCATGCACTGGCGGTAGTTGGCCGAGAAATCTGTCTCCATTTTTGACCGATGCCGAAGCAGCTGGAGCGTAAGGTGCGAAAGGCCAAGGTCACGCATGGCCTTGCACTGGTCAAATGCCTGTTTTTCAGCTGTAGAGAACTCGGTTTTTGTAAAGGTCAGATAGATCAGACGGGAGAACAAAGCAATATCGATTGTTGGCATTTCTTGACCGGACAGGATGACGCCGCAGTCCACGCTGGTTATCTCACGTTTCTTGTCCCGATCCATGTTCATGCGGCTGCGTCCGGTGCCGTCCCACAAGCCCTTCAGGAACTCGCGCTTATCCAGGTCGATGCTGTTCTTGTACTCGTCAATGTGTACCAGGGCGTTTGCGCATTGGGCCACGGCATCGCCCAAGGCGGCGATGGTGGCGTTCTGAATGTTTGGCGGGGTGTTCTTGATGATGAAGAACGACATCAGGCTGTGGCCAAGCTCCGACTTACCGCTTCCTTTCGGGCCGAACAGGTTCAGAATGGGGAAGCTCTTGGTCTGGCCGACGATGATATCGCGGAACAGTGAAGCCAGCAGGAAGCAGATGCCTACCTTGGCGTTGTCGCCGAACACCTGCACCAGCTTGTCGCTGTACTCCCGCAGGCTGACATTGTTATAAGTGGTGTGAATGAACTTCCGTTCGAACTGGAAGAGCTTCACGTCGTCGCGATAGATGGTGCTGCAGCCGGGCAGGTAGAAGTTCCCAGCCTTCAGCCGAACGATGCCGTACTCATCGGCTGGATGCCATTCGGTGTCGAAGGCTCCATTGCCAAAGGCGAAGAAGCCCTGACGCTGCCAGCCCAGTTGTGTCACTTCGATAGCTGTCTCGGTCTGCTCGTAGAGGAACATCTTCAGCTTGGTCAGTTCTTTCTCGGTAGCCAGCCAGATGAAGTTGCCGATGCCCTCCACTTTGATTTTGAATTTTGATAGAGATACTAAATCTTCTTGTTTCATTTCGATAATCTCCTCTTGCTTGTTTTGGTTTCTAATTTTATATAATCGTTTGGGTAATAATGAGTCCTTGATGTGAAACATGGGTGTCATCGTGAAGTTGCTCCACTTGGTTGAGTTGCCGGTGTCTCCAACCAGGGCGAAATAGGCATCGTTCTCTTCATAAAAACCATAGCGTTGAAGCAAGTCACGGTCAATCTTCTTGCTTTCATCAATCACCTGTTTCGCTTTCTCCAGTTTCTTGGCCCGGTTGAGTGCCCTTTTCCAGTCATTCTTATCGGGATAGAACTCCTGAAGCTGTCGCATGTACATGGACTCTTTGAGTTCGTCCTTTACCATGGTGACCATTGACGCTATCTCATTGATAACGTTACCTCTCTCTTCTGTGGTGTTGACATCGGCAAAAAGATACTTCGCATACCAAGGTATGAAATCCACTTCCGTAAGCTCTTGGAACTTCTGTATGCTGGTGCAGTAGCTGTCCGGGTCGTTCTTGCTCTGCGCTTCGCCCGGTGGGATTTCCTTCACCGTGACGCCGAAGCCGGCCTTCATGGCAAGCAACCCGTTACGCATCACGTTTCGGGTACCGGCGCCCAGCTTCTCGCCTTTATCCGTCTTTGGCGGGTCGGCGTCCGGCAGGAAACACACCTTCGTGGCGTATTTTTTAAGCTGCTCCAGCTGTGGCTCTGTCCAGTCACCACCCAGCGGTGCGATGGTGTTGTTTACGCGGATGCGCTGCAGCTGCATCACGTCAGGTCCACCCTCCACAAGATAGAACTTCGATTCCTTGGCCGCCTGGCGGATGGCCAGGTCGATGCCGAAGATACTGTCCTTCTTATGATAGACATCGCTCTCGATGGAATTCAGGTATTTGGCCGTATCTTTCGCCCCGCTCATATCACGGGCGGTGAAGCCGATTACCCGCCGGAAGCGGTCGCGAATGGGTATCATGGTGCGCCCCCGGTAGAAGTCGTACAGCCCTCCCTTCTCGCGCTCCTTCAGCAAGCCCATCTCCGTCATCAGCTCGATGGACAGGCCGGATGCCTGGGCGAACTTCAGCAGGTCGTCCCAGCTGTCGGGCGCGTAGCCGATGCCCATCTCTTCGGCGTAGGCCTCGCCCCACCGGCCTTTGACATAGTCGGCGGCTACTTTGTTGGCCGGATCGAGCAGATTCGCCCGGAAGTGCTCGGCGCACCGCTGGTTGATGACGTACATGCTGTCGCGCTTCATGCGTCGTTGCTCCTGCTCAGGTGTCAGCTTCGTCTCTTCCACCTCAATGCCATACCGCTTTCCCAGGGTTCGGACGGCCTCGGGGAAGGTCAGCGTGTCGTGCTCCATCAGGAAGCCGATGACGTTGCCGCCCTTTCCGCACCCGAAGCAATGCCAAGTTCCGCGTGCTGGGTTCACCATGAAGCTGGGTGTCTTCTCCTTGTGCAGCGGGCAGCAGGCAGCATAGTTCGCACCTTTCTTTTTCAGCTCGACATAACCGCCGATGATATCGACGATATCGGCACGGTCGAGGATTTGTTCGATAATTCTTTCGTCAATCATAGTTGTACATCGTTAGCAGGTATCCCTGCGTCATTGTCGGGTTATTACGGTCGCCTGGTCATCAAAGTAGTAGCTGCTGATGCCATAGCTCTGTAACTCACAGATAGCGGTATATGCGCAGTGCAAAAACAAGTCGTAGTTATTTGGGACTACTTCCTGCCAGACAACCAGCTTTTCGCCCGGACGCATCCGCTCCAGCCGAAGGAATACACGGTCGTAGTATTCCTTCAGCTTCTCCCATCCCATACGGTCTGCGTAGGTTTGTATCCAGGAGCGTGCGTCATCGGGCAGATGGTTTGTTAGATCCATGGCGACAAAGGTGTTCATTGTTTCTTATCAGAACAAGGACGGAATTATTCGTCAGACTCTCCTGCCAAGGCTTTCAGAAGGAAGGCGGCCAAAAAGAAGTGAAGACCTCCCTCGTGATCTCTCAGGTTTCCGCCATCTTCTGCTTCTAGAACAAGGTTCATTCCTCTTTCCTCCGGAGCATTCTCGTAACTTTGCGTTACTTTTATGACCAGCTTCCGGCCATTTTCATCGGCCAGTGTCACAGTGGCGCGTTCCTTGATGTCTCCCAGCCTGTCTGCGAAATACCATGTATCTTGGTCGGGACTCTTATCCAAACGCACATTACAATATACTTTCGTCTGTCCGTTCTTTCGGATCAGCTGTTTGTCGGCAATCGTGCCGAGTTCATTGGTGGCCAGCACACGAACACGGGCACCGGCCTTCAAGCTTGGTTTATATACGTTATTCATTTTATTTATTTATTTTGTTTTGGTTTAAATTTATCACAAGCGACTGTCCGCTCTGAACGAACTGATACGATTTTACCACCAGTCAAGCAATATGTAGTTTTCTTAAGATATGGCGTCATTGCTATAACTCGTTCGTAGAGATAGCAGTCAATGCATTTTTCCCTCTTCTTTATCGATTCCATTTATATACTTCCGGTATTCAAGTTCGGTCTTGGCCAGGTTCACGAGCGTATTCACACCCTGGAATACTTGCTTGGCTTGAGCTACTGCAGATGGGTCTTTCTTTACAGCTTCAATCTGCTGCATCACGGTGTCACGAAGTTGCTGGATGATGGTGGGGTTCACTGTTGATACGCTGTCGAGCCGTCTGTTGGCCAGTACAATGACCTGTGTGGATACGGGTTTGAACTTCTCCAGCTTGGACGGAAGGTTGATGTAATTGAATACAAGCGTAGTTCCGTTGTTCAGATAGATTTCGACTTCGTCTCCATCGTCACCGGTACCTTCGCAGTAATTCAAGACAACGACTTCCTCATTCTTGTAAAGGAATGGTTTACCGACCATATCCTTCAATCTTTCAAGTGCAGTCATGGTTCTTGTTTTTAATGGTTTCATTAATGGCCTTGGTTAGCCGGGATTTTAAGTATATCAATTCTTGCACCTCTTCAGGAAGGTTATGTAGCGTATTGCGCCGCATAAGTTCAGCATCACTAATACACTCCAGATTCTCAAGCGCGCAGTTGAGCGTGTCACCGTCTCGGAAAACGATATTGCATCCTTTGGGAACTGGACCGTTGGCTTGTGTCCATACTTGTATGTGCTTCGGTATCCATTTGCCTTCGGCGATGCGGACATAGATGTATCGATGTCCGTTCTTATCAACCCGGATGCTTTCAGCCCCATCATGCCGAGTGTTGTGAGGCTTATGCCCCTTACGAAACATCGTATTGCAACATCGCTCATATCTTTCAGGTGACATCTTCCGACCTTTGTTGGCCGGGACATGCCCTTTACTGAACTGGTGTGCTTTTCCATGGATACGAAGATTGTCAATATTCTCACGGTTAATGCGCTTGATATGTTCAGCGGTCTTTCGCAATCCTATCGAAAAAGCTTTTCCATTGATACTATATTCTTTGCGGCCCAGTAGCTGCGCTATTTCACGTGTGCTATGGTCGGGGTATAGGAGCCGGATTTGCTCAACCTCCTCCGGAGTAAAAGGTTTGCGTAACATAGGCTTCAACTTATAACGACGGTATTATATTCGTAATTCTCCTCTACCTTGTTAACAAATACAAGGTTCAGTAGTCCAACGTCCATCACTACGTCAGCTTCAGGATCGCACTCTTCGAGGCGTTCAATCAGTTCTTGTACGGTCATGGTTCTTCAGTGGCTAAGTTGAATACTCGGTTGATGGTCTCGTCCAGTTTCTCACCGAACTGGAAGTCGTCTTCGTACTCCACGGTGACGTCCGCCATGTGGTTGCCGTTCTCCGTGCGGAAGGGGATGCCCAGTTGTGCGTGCACCGGCCATCGCTCTTCGGTGATTCGGGCAACCAGCGCGTTGGCCACCCGGGTGTCCAGTGAAAGATTTTCTTTTTTCATCTTCATGCAGTTTTTGTAGGTTCATAAATCGTCGTGTCCCGCATGGCGGATTCGAACCGCCGTCGCTTGCGAGGATGGTGATAGCCATCAGTCCGCTACCATTCGGACGTAGTGCGGGGTGGGTGCCCTTTCGGCCTTCGCAGGTGGATCGGGCTTTAATCAGGATAATATCATGAGTTTATTTCAGATGGTTCGCATACCAGTATGCAACCATTTCGGATACGCTACCAACTCGGATCTTGGCTTTGATATTCTCTCGATGACGGTTCACGGTACAGGGAGAAATGTGCAGTTCTTCGGCAATCTGTTCCGTCTGGAGATTTTGAGCATACAACCGGAACACATCCATTTCCCGATCAGAGAGATGGGTGTCCAGTTCCGGCTTGCATACTACGCCCTCCATCGGACATTCTCCACGCAAAGGGCATCCCACTTCCTCGAATTGGAAGGTCCCGTTATGGTTGATGTCAATGGCGCCTTGGTTATAGTCGCCGAAGTTGCACCGTATGAAACGGTGAACCACCTTATATTCATACCAGGTGCGATTCATCGAGCTGGATGAGTATAGTTTCATCAGAGCTGTGTGTGCCTTCGGATACCGTTCCCGGATGATGGCCAACATAGCACTGACTATCTCTCGACAATTTTCTTTCAGCTCATACGCCGGTTGCCCGACGGGTTTCACCATAACGGTGCCTTCGGGAGTGGTGTAGAATTCGGTATTATGGAGTATAGTCATCATTTCCAGTAAATCACATGCATGGGGTTATCTGAAAGAGCGCATCTCACTTCGATTTGATATCCTAACTCCTCCAGCTTGGCGATAGTTTCCTCGCTTAAACCTTCATAGGTAGTTACCATCTCGCCATTCCCGGCTTCTTCCAAGATTAGATCCATTACTCGTAATAATTGTTTCCTTTGACTGGCTATTTCCTTGGCTCGTTCCGCGGTAATCAATTTCTTGTCCATAACTTAATTGTTCAAAGAGTTGATAATTTCAGTAATTAGCTTCATTTCAAGCGGTTTAAATGAGTCAGTACGCAATTTGTAGTAAAAAGTTGCATACGCCATTCCACTCTCTTCAAGAACACGTTTTCTGACTATGTCTTTCTGAGCATCAGTTAACTTGTCGTAATGGTATCTAAATACCATTTTTGTAGATTTCTCCATCAGTGTAATGTTTGTTTTAATAATTAGTGTTATATTTATACTGCAAAGGTGTAGAAAACTAACCATATTGGCAAGTAAACCATCCATTAATTTTGTTTTTGGATAGTATTTTATACTTAATCTAAATTGTAAAATGTTTAACGGGCAGAAAATAAACGAATTACTGGAGAAAAGTGACACGAAGAAAAATACTCTTTATGTCGCAATAGGTCTTTCTAAAAAAGGCCTTGACGATATTATTAATGGAGTTCATACGCCTAAAGCAACACATGTAGAAGCTATTGCTGATTTCTTTGACATATCAATAGATGAATTATTTGATAGGAATATGACTATTAAAAAAAGAAATATCGGTCATCATGTATTAGGTGATGGGAATAACGTGTCCGGCGATATAACTCTTAGTGATTGCCAAAAGGAGATAGCCCACCTCAAGGAATTGTTGTCAGAGAAGGAAAGAACTATACAGATATTATTGAATCTGTCTCTTATACACATCTGACGCTGCCGACGACGGAG